GTGATTCAAGTAACGTTCTTTAATCGCCTGATTATTAATTATTTGCATAATTGTATAGCCTACAATATGCCTACATTTCTTGTCTATTACAGGTTATTTCTTACTTAATAAGACTTGTATTAGACGTTCTTTCTCTTCAATTATTCTTTCTAAATCAGCTATTTTTGCATCTTTATCAAGTTCATTTGATTTTATCCCAGTTATGGGAATATTATCAAAGAATACACCTACAGGAACCTCTAAAACCTTTGCTATTGCCTCAATGGTTTTTGTATTCGTTGATCCATTCCTAACAATAGCCTGTATACTACTATCTTCTTTTCCTATGCGTGAAGCAAGTTCTCGTATAGTAATTTTCTTTAATTCACATAATTCTCTTATTAACAAGAAATTAGCCATATTATACCTTTGTTATAACTTTTATTAACGTGAATTTTATTCACCTGTGGTAAAAATAATTATATCTTTGCTATGTAAAGTTAATAATAAAGAGTATATTTATCATAAAAGTATGACGAAAAAAAAATTAAAAAGAAATGATGACGGCGAGAAACTAAGAATGTACCTTTTGAGTTTGCCGGTAAAAGAATCTTCTGAAATGTCCCTTAAATTGGCAGAAGCATGCAAAGTACCATTACATACCGTTCGTAATTGGCGGGGTAGTCATTGTCGTATTCCCGAACTTGCAAAAGATAAGATCGAGGAAGTAACAGGCGTGAAAATTTTCCATAGTGAAAATATTCTCCAAAAGAAAAGCGAATAAAAACCGGGGCGGCTTTTGTCGCTCCATAGAATAACCGCCGGAGTATGGAGATAACCCCGAAGGGCGAAAGCGGGTGTTATTGGTAGTTCGATGCTATCCTCCGGCACAAAAAAGCATAAATAATTATGTATGAAGGGTTAAAAGTAAATTTTTGGTTATGGCATATTGTAGGCGGTGTTTACGGATATAAAGAATTAATAAGACTTCCTCGAAAGCAAAAGAAAGCATTAAAGAAAAGTATTTTGCAGGATATTATTACAGTAGATAGAACCTATGTAAAAGAGTGTCCGCGGCCTAAGAAATTACCAACATTTAGTTATAAACAAATCAGTAATGAAGAAGAAAACAGTAACAATATTGGCGATAGCTCATTCTAAGAGAGTGTGTGATCCTCAACCTGAATTTATTGATCGAATGGAAGTTCGAAAGTTAGTAATAAACGCATATAGAGCTGGATATAATAAGGCGAAAACAGAAGAATCAACTAACTCATAACAAATTAGAAATGAAATCAACAATTACTACCCCCGATGAATTAACCACGCTACGAATAGAAGGTAGTAGTGGAACCTATAAAATATTCAGCAGTTTCCGCCCCATGGAATCCCCTGCGTTCGTGGATGCGGTAGACAGGAAGTATAATCTGGCGGAGATTAAGAATCTTTCCGGCGGAAAAGGTTATTTCCTGGTACACTTGAACAGAGAGCAGCAGGAAACCATACAGGAGGATTTAAACGCTATACTTTGCGATAGTGTACCGTGTCTTCTGTAAACTAAGACAATTTTAACGAAATGCCATGAAAGAAGACAGACGCCTAAGAAACCTACGTTATCAGATGCGGAAGAAAGGTTACCAGTTCGATACGAAGAACCTGGTGGCCATTATGCCTTCACATGACAAACGTTCCCTTCTCCAGGAAAGGAGATTAAGCAAATTCGGTTTTTCAATTCAGTATAACATGTTTGAACAATGAAAGATAAAAATTTAAAATACATCGCCCACGCTATTATCGTGGTTGCCTTTATGGGGCTGATTGCCTTTGTCATTTATTATACGGGTAAAACCGCTTTTCTTTGGCTGTTATTATTCGTTTTCCTGTATCAACCTTGGGGAGACTTGAAAACAGAACAGAAGGAAAATAACGAAAAATAAGTAACTACGTAACTTTATAACGATGATAAAGGCAGAAGACATCTACAAAGTAACCAACAACGGGCTGGATATAATTCTACATTATTATCCGCAAGCCCGGGATTGTGTCGGAACCAACCGCCATTTCAAACGCCGGCCGTCAGAAGACGACGCGTCGGCCTGTATCAAGCTATTCGGAAAGGAAGGTTCCCAGCAGGTTTATAAGGTAACGGATTTCGGCGATACCGGAACGGCTCAAAGCCCTGTCGATATCTGCATGTATGAGGAAGGCCTCCGGTTTAATGAGGCTATTCTTAAACTTGCGTCCATGTACAACGTAACCGATGAACTTAATCGTAACGTAAACAAGCCGGATATCCGTAAGGTTCCGGCCTCCCAGGATCAGAAAGACGGTACTAAAATTTTCGAGCTTGCCGATCATCTTACCCCGGAGCAGTTACGCATACTCGGCCCCCGTGTCACCCAAGAGAACGCCGAGGCCCTGCACTGGTATTCGGCCAAATATATAGGGTATGTAAAAAATCGCGAAGTAACTTATAAATACGCGACTGCGACATACCCTATCTTTATGCGCGAATGTCTGGTAAAACCGGCCGAAGGTGACACGCCCGAAGTGAAGTTCTATAAAATATACGAGCCTTTGAATCCAGACAAGCAGTGGCGTTTTTCCTACACCCCGGAAGGTGTCAAGCCGAAGGACTATATAAACGGCCTTTCCGAACTGAAAGCCTTATACCGTGAATTTAATTCCAGGGAAGAAGCCGCCTTTAAAAAGAATCCGGCCAATGCAGAAAAGCCCTATAAGGAGCAGAAGCTGCAGGAGGCGTTTATATGTTCCGGAGAGCGCGACGCCCTGTGCGTTAAATCGCTGGGCTTTTCTCCGGTCTGGTTTAATTCGGAATCGTACAAACTTTCCGAACAGGACTATAAAGAGATCATGAAATACGTTGAAGTTCTGTATAACATACCTGATATCGACACGACGGGCAGGGTGAAGGGTACGGAACTTGCACTACGCTTTATTGATATCCACACGATCTGGCTACCGGCCTGGCTTAACACTTACCGGGACCAGCGGGGCAAACCCCGTAAAGATTTCCGGGACTTTATGGAATTAAGAAGCAAGAACGAAGATTTTCGTAACCTTATGACGCTTGCCATGCCCGCCAAATTCTGGTATTCCAAGTTTAACGAGAAATCTCGGCAATGGGATCACAACATCGACGCGGACTGCCTTCACTACTTTTTACGTCTTAACGGTTTCTATTCGCTTCATGATGAAAATTCCAGTTCAACGAAATACATCCGTATTACCGGCAATATCGTAAAACTGATAAAGGCAAAGGATATCCGGAAGTTTATCCGCGGTTGGGCCCAGGATAGTTTTTTATCCCGCGATATAAGAAACCTTATTTTGAACAGCCCCAAACTATCAGATACAGCCCTGGACAATTTGCAGGAAATAGAACTGGACTTTACCAATTATACCCATAATACACAGATGTTCTTCTTTCCCGGTTGCAGCATGGAGGTAAGCGGTACCGGTATAAAGGAACATCCGGCCAACGGCAGCACATTATCCCACTACGTTTGGGAAGAAAACGTACTGAAACACAAAGTTCGTCTTATGGAAGACATGTTCACTATTTCCCGTAAAAAAGACATAGAGGGCAACGATGTGTTTGATATCCAGATAAATGCCGTTCCGTCTAACTTTTTCGGTTATGTAATCAATTCGAGCCGTGTTTACTGGCGTAAGGAGCTGGAATATAATTTCGATGATAAGAGCGTAGGAGAAGCGGAATCTTACCGGGAAAAACATAAATTCGATATCGAGGGGGAAGGCCTCACGGCGGAAGAAGTGGCCGAACAGAAAAAGAACCTTATCAATAAGATATTTACTATCGGTTATATGTTGCACCGGTATAAATCCCCTTCCCGTGCCTGGGCACCGCAGGCCATGGATAACAAGATCGGTGAAGACGGGGAATGTAACGGACGTTCGGGCAAATCATTCATGTTCAAGGCCCTTTCCTACTTTATGAAGACCGTCAAGCTTTCCGGCCGTAATCCTAAACTAATGGATAACCCGCACGTGTTCGACCAGGTGAACCAGCATACCGACTTTATTCTGGTGGATGATTGCGACCGGTATCTTAATACGGGCCTGTTTTACGATATCATCACGTCGGATATGACCGTGAACCCGAAGAACAACCAGTCGTTTACTATACCGTTCGAGGAATCGGCCAAGCTGGGATTTACAACCAATTACGTTCCTATTGATTTTGACCCGTCTACGGAAGCCCGTTTGCTGTACCTGGTATTCTCCGACTACTACCACCAGCGTACGGAAGATAACGACTACCGGGAAACGCGTTCTATCCGGGACGATTTCGGTAAGGATTTGTTTTCTAAGACGTATTCCGAAAACGAGTGGAACGCCGATATAAATTTCTTCTTGCAGTGCTGCCGTTTTTATCTTTCTCTTTGTGAGGAATCCGTTAAACTACTTCCGCCCATGGAAAACATTATCAGGCGTAAATACAAGGCCGATATGGGCAATAATTTCGAGGACTGGGCGAACTCTTATTTCTCTCCGGACAGCGAGCACCTGGACAGTTTTATCGTCCGTGAAAAGGCCTTCGCCGATTACAAAAGTTTTTCCGGTGTGAATAAAATTACGATGCAGCGTTTTACAAAAGCCCTCAAAGGCTTTGTGGCCCTTTGCCCTTACATTGACGAACTCAACCCGAAGGACCTTTGTAACTCCCAGGGGCGCATCGTCCGCAAGGATAACGACGGCAAGGCCGCCGACATGATTTATCTACGTTCGTGTAGTACGGCGGAACCGGCTGTCGGTGGTGAAACGGAACCGACCGATCCGACACTCATGTTTGTACCTGATGAACGACCGGAGGAATGAATAACGCGCATTTGAAATTAAACAGCATGTCCGAGTTTACCGCGCTCTGGAACAGTGGCGAGAGGTTCCGGAAATTCGCCGAACAGGTCTACCGCTATCTGGAGCGTATGAAACCCGGTACCGTCCTGGTGCTGGAACGCTATTCGGGCGAGCAGCTCGAATGGATCATCAAAACGGCCTGTGTTTTTATCCTGGAGGGCAACAACTCCCTGGAGTATGAATTTAACGAAGACTATACGGCCGTCGTGCACCGCCATGTGGACCCGGACGTAAAGAAATGGATTTTAAGCAGATGCAAACACCGTGTATAAGACGAACCGAAGCCGGTAAACTACGAAAAGAGGGACCAGATACGAAAGTGTCGGTCCCTCTTTTCGTATGGAAACAAAGGTGCCCGTTCGTCTTCCCTCCCCATACCCCACCTCTATTTCATACAAAATTTTAGTAACCTTGTAACCTTTGTTTGCTTGAAAGAAAAAAGTCTGAAAATCAAATAAATAAATAGGAAATAAAGGTTACGAAGTTGCAGTTACAAAACGGTTACAAACTTTTCCGGTTTGTAACACCGGCCTTTTTATCTTCTACCGGTAAGCCCGGTTACAAACTGTTTTCCTGCCATTTTTTTGTAACGGGAATTAGTAACGTTACTAAGTTGCTAAGATACAATATTTTACCTTTAACAGTTGCCCGGTTACGAAATTACAAAAATTTAGTACCGGATTATATTAGAACAGCCTGGCGGAGAAAATGTCGGAGGCGTGGCGGCAAGGAAAGGCACATTATAATTATTCTCCCAGAGTATATTTATCAAAATGACGGCCGAAAGCCTACATTTTTCTGTAAATATCAGAACAACAGCGTATAAAGGGATATCTTTGCCTTTAAAAAGGAATGTTATTGTTATGATTACCACCCGAATACAGATTGAATCCTACCTGGCCGAGTACATCCGGGGCAAATATTACGACGAAACGGTCGGTACCGTCCGTTTTCCTTCTTCGTCCGATATCTATGTGACTATTTACGATCTTATGGAGAAACGGCCGGTTAATTGTTCGGCTGACCGCGGAAACCTAGAGTTTATGCTGCCTGACCGCCGGGAGGCCAATTTTGCCGGCGGCAAGTCTCCGGAACAGTTTAATTACATTTCCGTACGTGGTACCGTCATTCTTGAAAAGCGTTTGCGTGCCCTGATGTGGGCCGAGCTGCACGAACTCATGGATGAAAACAAGCATCTGCACGGTATCGAGTTTAAGGAAACCGTTTTTACCTTCCTGAAAAAGTATGATATATCTTCCATTCAGGAAGACGGGTTACTGAAAAACTACCAGCGGTGGCGGGACAGTTTCAGGCGTAAGAAGAAAAGGGCGTATAACCGAAAAAAAATGTAAAAAAGCAAGTTATTTTTTACCTACCAACTGTATCTGTTTGTCCTTTTTTGTCCGGTTTTTGGCTGAAAAACGTCCGAAAAATGCTGAATGTTTGATTATCAATACTTTATATCTGTAATTATGTCAAGAAAGTTAATATCCGCCGCTCATAGCCTGCAACTGGTTCCCGTTTACAACATTATTCATTTTGGCGTCGTGCGTTCGAAAGTCGTTATTCGCTCAATCGGAAAACCTGATATTCTTACGATCGTACCGGGAACCTTAAAACCAGGTGACAGCAAAAATGAAGACGTCTATACTAAAAAACATACCTTCAAACTTGCCGGCGTGTCGCAAAATAAGACGCTTTATCTGGAAAACCTGAAAGCGACGCCCTTTGTCGCTCTCTATACTGACGAAACGGGTAATACCCGTGTTTCCGGTTCTCCCGATTTCCCGCTTGCCTTTTCTTTTGAGATCGGCGGGGGCCTGTATAATTGTACCCTGTCCGGTACGGGTCCGGGCGTTGATGCGTTCCTGTAGGTTCCTTTCAGTCCTTCTCTACCTATTATATAGGCGTTTTCTTTGCCGTAAAAAAGAGAACGTGGACAAAATACAGGAGATTTTTACAGCACCTTGGGCAATCGCTGATAATGATTATTACCGGTTGCTTTCTTTACTTGTGCCGTGTGTTGCAGCCGGCAACCTGGATGCGATCGAAAAACGGCTTAACAATAATAAAATAACCGCTTACGCTACTACGCCTTACCTTGCCAACCGGTGGGAACTGGACGACGACACGCTGCCGGTTGACAGCGTGGCCGTCATTATCCTGGAAGGCACCTTATATTCCTGGGAGACTTACCGCCTGGAAAAGCAGCTCCGGGATGTTTTCGATAATCCTAAGATTTGCGGTGCGGTACTCTGGATCAATGGACCGGGCGGCATGGTCGCACATGTGGACCTGGCGGCTAAAATGATTGCCGAATCTTCCAAGCCTATAGCTACCTATGTGGCTGGTACCATGGGGAGTGCCCATTTCTGGCTGGGAACCGCCGCCGGTAGAACCTTTATCGCTTCCCCTATGTGTGAAGTCGGTTCCGTCGGGATCATGCTTACTTACCAATCTTTTAAGGAATATTTTAGGAAACAGGGCATTGATTACCGGGAAATCTATCCGGATAGTGCCGATCTGAAAAACTATGAAACCCGCGCGATTGAAAAAGATAACAACGAAGAGCCTATAAAACAACGTCTGGCCGTCATGCACCGTATTTTCTGTGATGCGATCAGTCGGAATCTGGGTATTGCCTACGATCCGGAACTTCCCCTTTTCCGGGGACAGATATTCACCGGCGATGTAGCCGTGGCAAACGGTTATATAGACCAGTTCGGCACGCTGGAAGACGCTGTAAAGTGGGTACTGGCACAGGCCACCGTCAGAAAAGTAAATGAGATGTATAACATATAGTATTAACTTCAAAATTTTGTATATATGAAATTTAAGAGCTTTTCCGCTCACATTCTGGCCCTGCTGGGGCTGTCGGAATGGAGCAAGGTAGAGGACAAAAACTCTATCACGGTCGAGGAAGTGGCAAAACTGAAAAATTACGGTTTTACCGAAAAATTCCTCACGGACTTTAAAGCGTCCCTCGAAAACGATTTCCAGGACGAATCCGAAGACGGGAACCAGGGAGAGGAAACCGAGGAACCTAAAACTACCGCTTTCCTTCGTGGTTTGTTAGGTGACACTGCGGCACGTCTGACACAAGCGCAGGAACAGCTTGAAGCCTTGCAGACGCAACAGCGTGACGAGAACCGGAACAACACCGCGTTAATTGCCAAGAAGGACGCCGAAATAACAAAGCTTTCCGGTATTATCGCTCAACTTTCGGCCGCTGCGGAAGATGATCCGGGCAAAGGGAAACAACACAACGCCCAGGCGGACGGTAAGGGGAAATTCAATCTCCAGGACGAAAAGCAGCTGGGGGGCTTGCAGGGTGAAATGTTCTCACTGGAGGACCGCCCGTATAACCTTCGCGCTAAAGCTGCGTTAATGGAGGCTGCCGGTTTTGAAATGATCGCTCTTCCGAAAGCAAGTTCCATTGACTACAGCCGTTTGAAGGAGGACCTCGGGGCCTTTTACCGTATTCCCTGGCAGCAGCGTTTGCAGTCGTTTTTAATGGAACTTCCTTCCATTGAAAGTATTTTCCCGCTTGAATCCGGTTATCAGGATTTGGCTACGCTGGTTAATATCTGGCTGGGTGAGTTTTCACAGGCCGGTAATGAGGAATCCGACTTCGATAAGGTGACTAAAGGTTCCTACGAGTTCGACGATGAAACCCTGCGCATGTTCAACGTGATGTTTGCACACCGTTTCAAAAATTTAAAGGCCCTGGAGAAAACTTGGATCGGCACTTTGAACAAGGAAGGTTCAAACCCTATCAAGTGGTCTTTTATCGAGTATATCCTGGCCGAAACCGCCAAGAAGTTGCATAACGAGCGTGAACAACGCCGTATTAACGGAATCCGTAAGGACCCGAATCTGAACGAACCCGGCAAAGCACTTGCTGCAGCTGACGGACTGTATGAGTTCCTGAACAAGAAAGTGAACGGACATACCGATATCAATAACGGAAAACTCGTTTACCAGATCAAGCCGTTCGAATTGGGGGAAATTACCGAAGCAAACATCGGTGAAAAAGTGTACAAGGGTACTTCCATGATCCCGGCGGTTCTTCGTGACAGCGGTAACCTGGCACTTTATATGCCTTCGCACTTTATTGTATTGTATCATAAATACAATGAACTGCATTACGGGCAGAACCAGGATTACAAGGCTAATATCATGTATGTAAAGGAATATCCGGCAGTGAAGATTATTCCGGTTCCCAATGCTGACAACCACCACCGTATCTTCTGGACGTTTGAAGGCAACATTAAAACCTACGAGGATAAGCCGGGTGAAATGACGGCTTTCAACCTGGAGCAGGAAGACTGGAGCCTGAAAGTCTGGAGTAACTGGCGTGAAAGTATCTGGGCTATTGCCGTGGGATTCAAGTACACCAAGAAAGAGGATATGGACTATACGCGCCAGATGATCTTCTGTAATGAGTATGACCGCCCGGCGTCTTACTTCGTGGATGCTGACAAGGACAAGAACCCGTCGGCCAAACTTCATACATCCATTGTTACCGTAGCCAATGCAGCCGAATTTGCTATTACCGATATTGAAGACGCTCCGGTAGGTGCGGTTATTTCCCTGAAATGCGGAAGCGTGGATAAGGGTGTTAAGATCGAGAAAAGCGGAAACTTTGAACTTATTTCCGATGCCTGGCAGCCCGGTAAGGGGGACGTTATCAAACTGATGAAACGTGCCGACGGTAAATTTATCGAGATTGGTCGCGAAAACGCTTCTTCCGATGCGTTGCAGTTTGCGCCGGATGAAACGACACCTTCCTTGCTTGACGGTGAAGTATTCGTTACCGGTGTAAATACAAAAGCAACGGCAATCACTAACTTTACCGATGCAGAAGCCGGAATCGTTTACACGATTTACGGAAACGGTTCTGAAAATGCTTCTACCATTGCCAGCGGTGGAAACTTTGTTTTAACCGAAGCTATAACGCTTTCCGAAGGCAAGTTCATCAAATTGGCGAAAGCCGCTGACGGTAAATTCTACGAAGTGGCAAGAGGCTAAATTAATCGGAAGGGGTACTTTATCCCTTCCATTTTATAACCTTATAAATCATTAAGTTATGACATACGTAAAAGCAAGCGTAAGAAGGCCGGCCGGCAACCCCGGTAACGGTATTCAGCCCAAGGATCAGCTCGTAATTTACGACGTTGACGATATTCTTTCTTTTCCGCAGAGAAATGAGGCCGGCGTGGTTATTGAGGATGACATCGTAATGAAGGCGGGGCGTTATGCGATTGGTATTTACCTGACACCCGGTACCGCTGAAATCAGTTCCAACAGTGACGGGGAAACCGACGCCGAAGGTTATACGCCTTCCGTTAAGTTCAATCATCCTGGTAACGAACAGGAAATCCGCGAGTTTAAGACAAACTGGCTGTCTAAGAAATGTATCGTTGTTCTCCGTTATTGTAGCGGAAAGCCTGCCGATCTAATCGGAACGCCCTGTAACCCGTGTAAGTTATCCGTTTCTTATACCGGTTCCAATGAATCGAATACGAACGAACTTACTTTCACCCAGATCAGCAAGGGGGATGATATCGCCATTTACCGGGGTACCGACACCCTGGAAGAACCGGTGGCCGTAGTGGAAGCCGGGGCCACAGATATAGATTACCAGACAGACGGGCAGTACCAGCTTTCCGCAGGTGCGGCCAAAATAGCCGGTGTTACCGGTGGAAGTCATGGATCGGTAATTACCCTTATGGGATGTTCGGGCGTTGCGCCAACAGTGGAAAAAGGCGGTAATTTCCTTCTGAAAGGCGGTAAGACGTTTACCGCTTCCGAAGGTTCCCAACTGACATTGCGGGCGTTTAACGACGGTTCGGAGGCTATGAAATGGATTGAACAAAGCCGTTATGAGGCGTAAGTAAACGGCTTTCATATCATTCAAAGGGTGACCGGCAGCACATGCCCGGCCACCCTTTGTCCTTTTTGGGGGTAATTGCCTTTTTTTTCTTTGTATCATCAAATTTTATATAGTATGAAACAGGAAATTATTACCTATCTGGCCGGTCCGCGTAACTTTATTCAAGGCGTGGAACTGTACGAGAAATACGGTATCAACCGTATGCTAAAGAAGTCATTTCGCCGGCAGGGAGAAACGGAAACGATGAAGGCCATTCTTTTAGAGGAACTACGGAAGCTGGCCGGGCTTTCCGAACGTGAATTTAAGACGATCCGGCGCAACTCCAAACAGCCGGCCGCGGTAAAAATGGAACCCGCCCGACAGGAACCCCCAAAAATGCCGGTAAAATACAGCGATGATTTGCTGCTGGAACTTGCTGAATCTTTCGGCGTCAGCGTGGAAGAACTCATTTCGTCCGATTTCCGGGATAAGGTTCTTTCCATGGATGAAAATGCCGACCGTGTGGAAGAGCTGGAAGAGGAACTGGAAGAGGCGGAGAAACGATACAAGGCGGCTCCGGAAACCGTAACCAAAATGATACGTTTCCGCGAGAGATTTACCTTCCTGAACTCTCCGGATTGCCCCGACATTCTGAAAATACTTGTTTCCGACATGTTCACCGCATACGGGAAGTATAAGGAGGCTTTCGCCCGTCTGGAGGCTACGCCGGATGATGTCAGTTCACTTTCTACAGCACAGGAAGCGCAGGCGGTTGTGGAAAACTTCATTGCTAACCGCGAAATGTGGGACGAGCTGGAATATTACCGGGAAAACGGAAAGATTCTGGGTAAATGTGAGAAGGTAAAAAGTTTGTCCGTCCGTAAGGGTGTCGAGAACCTTTCGGATATCGACATACAAAAGGCACTGAATAACGCCCGTGCCAACCTTTCAAAGAATAAGGCGAAACTGGAACAGGCCGGGGATGATGAGAAGAAGAAAGCGAGTGCCCTTGCAATGATCCAAAAGTGGGAGACTACAAAGAAAGCCATAGAGGAAGAAATCGAGGCGCGAAAAAAAAAGTAGTTGAACTTATTGCCACTTTGACAGGAAAACGGCAGCGGATCATGAAGGTCCGGGGCCGTTTTTCTCACCCTTGCGACCGCTCGGAGCTGGGGCACCAGCTCAAGACATTAACCCTCCGGATAGAAAAAGAAGAAAGCCGGCTTAAACAACTTTCCAATGATAACAAACCAAATTTATAACGAGGATTGCCTGGAGGCGTTGAAACGTGTTCCGGACAATTCTGTGGATTGTATAATAACCGATCCGCCTTATTTCCTGGGAATGACACATAACGGGCAGAAAGGCAGTTTTAAAGATTTGTCTATCTGTAAACCCTTTTACCGGGATTTGTTTCAGGAGTTTAACCGGGTGAAGAAACCCGGTGCTTGCGTGTATTTTTTTACGGACTGGCGCGGATATGCTTTTTATTATCCGTTGTTTGACTTGTATTTAGGCGCGTCAAACATGCTCGTTTGGAATAAACAATCGGGGCCGGGTAATCATTACGCCTTTATACATGAACTTATTTTGTTTCATTGTGGAAAGGGTGTTTCTATTGGTGCCACAAACATAATAGATAATATCCGTTCTTTTGCGTCCGGTGCCAAACTGGTAGAAGGTGAAAAGGTTCATCCCACGCAAAAACCGGTGGCGTTGATCCGTAAACTGATTGAAGACAGTACAAAGCCGGGCGATCTGATCCTGGACACTTTCGGCGGTTCCGGTACTACGGCCGTGGCATCCATTGAAAGCGGCCGGAACTTTGTTTTAATGGAACAGGACGAAATTTATTATTTCACGGCACAGAAACGAATAAAAGATGCGTATGAACGATTTAACGGTGGTGGATAGTATTTACCTGGATGCGCAGCAAAAAGAGGATGTACGGCGTTTGTCTTCTTTAGGGTATTCCCCGAAAGACATAGCCGTTTCCCTGGGGCTTTCTCCGGAAGATGCCGGGCTTTTTGTCCGGGATGCGGAAACGGTGGGAACTTCTGTTAACTTCCTGATCCGGGAAGGGATTCTCGTAGCACGTGCCGCCCCTGAAATAAAACTTCATGAAGCGGCGGAAGGTGGAAACGTGGAAGCTATAAAACAGCTGGAGGCCGTACGGAAAAGACATACTTTCGAACGTTTAATCGAACAAATGGATGACGACGAATTTAATTAAGCCCTCACGAATAGACTTTGACAAGGTGGATATCAACCAGATTCAAAGGATTCTTTCTACCGGTACGCTGGAAGCACTCGCGCCCGATGAAAGGGAATATTACAGCCTTATGGAAATGGTACGGGGCCTTCGTGCCCGTATGCGTATAAATGGCAAGTTGGTGACAAAGGCCGGTATCATCCGCCTTTTAAAGTCGGAGCCTTACGGCCTTTCGGACTGGATGGCCCGCCAGGTGTACGCCGACAGTCTCAATTTCTTTTATACACAGGATAACGTACGCCCGCAGGCTTTCGCCAACCTGTATGCGGAAAAGGCCGAAAATTGGGCGAATACCGTCTTTCTTATGGGTAATGTAAAGGAGGCTAAGAACCTTCTGAAATTGGCGGCGGAACTTCGCGGATGTTATAAGGACCAACAAACCGAAATACCGGAGGAACTGCTTTCACAGAAAAGCACGGTTATTTATACTACCAGCCGTAAGGATCTGGGTGTTCCTGAAATCGACCGTAAGGAATTGGAAGAGTTTATCGATGCGATCCCGGAAATTCCTGTTATTGTACGTGATAATATAAAAGAGGATGCGCGTATTAAAGCTTTTGATCTGAAAAAACGTATGTTGTATGATATCAAAGAGTTCGGGGAAGATAACGAAGGTGAGTAACGCCGATGATGTAGAAATAAAATACGGTCATATAATCCAGGTTCTGACGGACTGGATCGATACTACTATCCTTGTATCTATTGACGGCCGCGGTATGGCTAAATCTACCGTTATACAAGCCAGACGTTCCGCCCGGTGTGTGGAAGAAATGCCCGGCGGTGCGTTCGCTTTTGTTGCCAATACCTACAGTAACCTGGAAGATAATATAATGCCGGCCGTACAGAAGGGCTGGCAACTTATGGGCCTGATCGAAGGGGTACACTATGTAAAAGATACCCGCCCGCCTGAATCCTGGCGGCGTAAATGTTCGGTTATCGTAGATGATTACAAGCATGTTTATAGCTTCTGGAACGGATGTGTTATTTTCATGGGATCACTGGATAACCCTTCATTGCTTGCCGGAAAGTCTGTAATACATCTGTTTTATGATGAAGCGAAGTACGATAAGGAAATGAAAGTAAACCGCGCTATGCCTATTCTTCGCGGTGATGCGATCACTTACGGACATTCCCATTTGTTCCTGGGAATAACCATTACTACCGATATGCCGGATATCGACGAAAACGAGTACGACTGGTTTTTCCGGTATGTCAAGCAAATGGACCCGGAACGGATCATTAAGATAGTGCAGGCGGCAAGTGTACGTAATGACTTGATAATTTCCCTTTTACGGGAACAAAGAAAGAACAGGCCTTCCTCCTTGAAACTGAAACGTTTGAAGCGGGATATTGAATATTACGATCGTGCTTTGTTGAAGTTGAGAAAAGGGCAGACGTTCTTTCTTAACGCTTCTTCATTCGCTAACGTTGAGATACTTACGATAGAGTATTTAAAGCGGTTGTATAATGGTACGCTGGAGCTTCACGAATTTAAAAAGTCGGTGGTTGGTATGCGTCCCGGTCTTCGCAGGGATTTACGTTTCTATGTGTTGTTCGGTGAAGGACATAAGTATTATAACGGTACCATGTCCGGGGAAGCCGCTTACAGCTCGCGGGAACTCCGGTACTTGCACCATGATAAAGCGATTGAAGGCGGTATGGACTTTGGTAATATGCTTTCTTTGGTGATCGGTCAGCCGGACGGTGCTTATTACCGGGTACATAAGAACTTTTTTGAGATACCGCCGGGCTGGTTCCGGGAGATCGCCGACCAGTTCCTTACTTTCTTCCAGAACCATGAGTATAAAGAACTTGATTTGTATTATGACCGTGCAGGTAATAACTTTGAGAAGCAAAAGGAAGATTACGCGGGTAAGATAAAAGACGCCATAGAAAAAGACGGCAGCGGGAACCGTACCGGCTGGATCGTAAACCTGAAAAGCCGTAAACAGGCAGTTATCCGGCAGGATGCGGAATACGACTTTATGCAGGAACTTATGGGCGGTACCAACAAGAACCTGCCTATCCTGTTGGTTGATGCGTTGAACTGTAAAGAAATGGTTAGTTCTGTAGAAAAGGCAAAGGCGGAAATCAAATACCGGGGTAATTCTAAGGTAGTGTTCAAAGTGAAGAAGTCCGAAAAGCTGGCACCGAAAAAACTACCGATGTTATCCACCAACTTCTCCGACGCTTTCAAATACTTATTGATGCGCCCCGGCTGGATAGCTTTAGTACGCGGCAAGCGGACGCTGCAGGCCGACTCGTTTGTAGATCAATGGATAGAGAACAGGCACAAAAGGTAATTGCCTTATAACGCTGGAAATTCGGTTTTCCGGCGTTTTTTGTGTTACCAGGTTACGGGTACCCCTTCCAAGAGGTCATATTTCACCTTTTAGGGGGAGGGCAACTGCTTTCCGACTTCTGAGCGGCTCGGTCTTCGGAAGGTGTCATTTTTTAAGTTTTTGAAATTTTCTTCGGTTTTTGATTGTTTTTCAGTCGTTTATCTGCATTTAGACCAAAATTTTACGCGAAAAAGCGTGTTTTTTATGCGTTTTTACTCGTTTTTTGCCCGTTTTTGGGTGAATTACCGTGTATTTTTGGGCGGTTGCCTTTCATTTTTGGGGATAATATTCTTTATAAATGTACATATTTAAGTATTTTTGCAACTGTCAAAATTACACTGCATATATAACCGTCAGAACTTACGGGTGGTACACACGAAAGTACACACTAATTTTAAGTTACTGATATGAAGCAATTATTATTAACTATCGTGTTGGCTGTTTTAGTAGTAGCAGCTGCAGCACAAGAAACTCGAAAAACGTTTTGTGAAATTGTAGGTACCGGGAAAGTTTTGAGTTCTAAAGTCAAAATACAAATAGACTTCGGACAAAAAACATCTTATTTCGGAAAATACAAAACGTTTATGGTAGATGATTCCGGAAAAAAAATTGAATTTAATTCTATGGTAGACGCCATGAATTATTTAGCAAAATTTCGGTGGAAATTTGAGCAAGCGTATGTTGTTACAAATGAGAGCACGAATCAAAATGTATATCATTGGTTATTAAGTAAAGATATAGTTTCTGATGATGAAATACGCGAAGGTATTATAACACAGAAAGATTTTGAAGACATGGAGAAAGAGGCTTTAAAGGTACAGGAAAACAATACTCCCAATAATGATAGTATTTTAGATGCCGAGGAAGCTATAAGAAAGCGATACGAATAGTAGAATATAAATTAACGCTCGCCAATTTTGGCGGGCATTTTTGTTACGAAGTAACGAATCGTAGAGTCGATAAATTTTCCTTCTTAATAAACTTTTATTAACGTTTTTTTTTTTTTGTTCAGATTTTAATACCGACATTTGCCCCTGTCAAAATTAACACCGCTGGTGCGGTCCGGTGAGTCTCGGTTATTGGCTCGAATGAACAACGGGCTTTTTTTATGCCCGAGAAGTGCTTGTTTAATACAAGGCGGTTGCCTTTCCCTAAACTTATAACCCGATCTTCGGACGGTTTGCGGTGTTAATTTTGACGAATTAGGGGAAATGGTAACCGCCTTTCCCATGTAAAATAGTCAAAATTAACACCGTTATGGAAAAAGAATTTCAACCCGGCACAAGCTACGTGCCTTCGTTCCGTACTGGTAGCACGGACGTAAACACGATCCAACATCGTTATTTTCAGGAACTGGAAAAAGATTGTTCCGTAAATTCGGCTTCTGATGCCTATTACTTATCTGCTATCGCCTGGTTCTGTCTAACCTTTATTTTTCCACCGGCCGTCGTTGGTGCAGTCATTTGTGTGTGTCGTGCCAAAAAAGTAAAGAAAGGAGGCCGAAAATGACATCTTATTTTATAGAGCTTAATGAGTATAAGCCACAAAATCGAAAATGTGCTGAAATGGCAGAGTTTGCAAACCAGTTTGGTAATACGCTTTGCCCTGATAAAATTTCCTTTGATGCTTTTAAAACTGAACTGGAAGCAAAAGTAAAGGAGTTGAACGAGAAATACCCTAAAACAATGCCGCTGAAGATATCTTCCGGTAGCGGGTTTATTCACATAGACCAGGACACTAAAACACATAATAACGGCTGTGACAAGCCGGTAGCCTATTTTTTCATTTACCGGGTTAAAAGAATATATAGGTTTTCAGAACGTCCCCAGATAGAACAGAAAGGAGGTGCCAAATGAATACAAATAATCCTGATATCCTATTTTTCGTTAGACGTGAATACGGTGCGCCTTCCATTGAATTAAGAGCATATAAGGTGGAGAAGGCAAACGAAGAATTTGCTTTCCTCGAACTTGAACGTTTACGGTTGGTTGTTTTTTCCGGTGATTTTCAGTCTGTATCACTTCATCACGAGTACGGTAAAAACAACTGTTTGTATAATAGTGCTAATAATATACCGGATTTGATGAAAGACATGAAGAGGTGGCAGTTATCACCCATTGACAGACGTAATTACGAACGGTTTAGAAAAGTCGCCCTCGGAATATACCGGCAGGCCGGAATAATTGATTTCACTACCTTAGAGACTACACCGATTAAAAACGTCTAAAGAAAGAATTATTATGAAAGATATAGAAGTAAACGGCGCACATATCACAGATGAAAGTGCCGAAATATTGAAGCAGTGGCAAGTTAAGACGGAAGCGGTTTCCGCTTGTTACATCGAAGTTATTGAGGACCTAATCGATTTTCTAATAGAGAAAGGAGATGAAAGTACACCAACAAATGAGGTGTTGAGAAGGATCCAATTATTACGTATGATGAAAAAAGACATCGAAAAGTTGTCTAATCCTTAATATTAATTTTAATATACCGGCTGAAAAGGCAGCCGTTGGGTTTAAGTCCCAGGTTAGGGTTTGTTTGTGCCGGGGTGGTTCCCGGCACTCTTTTTTATGTCCTTTTCGTCGGTGTCCGTTCTTCCCACCTTTGCAGTAACCAATTATTCAAGTTATGAAAATAGGAACAGACAAATGGAAGCATTTCGGAATTAATTACGCTATATGTGCCCTGTTGGGTGATTATGGTGTTCCCTTTGCCCTGGGTGTTTCACTGGGTAAGGAATACGGGGATGAAATGTCACCCTGTAATAAATGGGACTGGAAGGATATTCTGGCAGACCTGGCCGGGATCGTGGCAGGTTATTTGACGCATGTATGTATCGTCCGGATTATAATGTAAAATTTTCAACTCTATCAATATGACGGAAACGATAATTACAGCGATTATTACGGCTCTTTGTACGGGTGGCCTGACTTGGTTATTCACCCTCCGATATACCCGTAAACAGGCGGAAGCTGACGCCATGAAGTCAGTACAGGAGGTTTACCAGGAACTGATCGAGGATATGAAGAATGACCGTAAGGAGCTAAAAAACGCGTACCAGGAACAGAAAAAACGGTTTGACGAAGTGGATAACAAGTACAAGGAAGTCCTGCAGAAATGTAACGAAATGGAAAAGGCAATCAAGCAGAACGCCCGTGTAATGGACACTATGAAGCCGTTTCTTTGCGGCGTGAAGAATTGTCCGAATCGTAAATCTATCACTTTTGACACTAATAATAATTAACGACTTAATAAACATGAGACATGGAATCGCACACCTACTTATTTTTATTTGTTTTGCAGCTTGTTTTTACGGTTGCCGTTCTCCTCGCTCTGTTACACGAAAAACGGTTACAGAAGCAACTGGAGAAGAAAAACGAACAACTACTGACGGAGTTATTGAACTTGCGGGGAGAGATTCAAGCAATGAGGAGCACGTACTTGACGTTTACCGGGAAGATAGTACGCATATCCGTATCAACTACGACAGCCTCGGAAGAATTAAAGAAATTGATTTCAGCAACCGAAAAACTGAAAAAAGAACTGGAAAGAATCAAAGCAGTTCCTTCCAGGATCATAAGGAAACTACCAGTCAAGCGGAAACAGTCGTTACCCGTAAATCCGACGTTAAGCAACAAAGCCAGGAAAAAGAAAAGACTACAAACGGGTGTAGCTTATGGACGTTCCTAAAATTCATGTTTTTCTTTCTATCCTTCTGCCTGGTACATGATAACTGGGGCGGGATTAAAAATTTTATCCGCCGGCTATGGAAAAAATAAACCTTTATGTAGCGGTAGAACAGATGAAGCGGATTACCATTTCCGGAGGAACCTTTTCTATCAAGTTCCGGAAATGGAACCGGCAGACACGGGACGGCGGCGACATGGTAATACTCACGGCCGCCCGTTTGAGGAAAAAGGCGGCGGATGAAAGCATCGAAAATTCAAGCTATAAACTATTCCTGACGGACACCACAACGGGTCGGCCGCTGAATTGCTGGGAATGCCTGGTAATGGAGTTCAACGGGAAAAGAATAACGATTTAAGAGTATGGAAATAAGACGAAGTGGCAACTTTGGAATTATAGATACCGGCAGTGATAAGGGTCTGATCTCCTTTTCTATCGGTGGCCGCGGTAAAGGTTGGGAGCCCTCCAGCATCCAGTTGAACCGGCGGGGTGCCTTTTTTTCACGTAAGATCAGCGTAAACGGTACCTTTATCGTTCCCATGGGTGACAATAACGACATGCCGGGCGAGGTCATGCGCTTACTGGATAAATTCTATGCCGGTGAAGGCATTATGGGTAAAATAGCCGGTTTACAGTGGGGAGAAGGCCCGCGGCTGTATGAGGATGCAATCGACGAAGAGAATAACCGTTTTTACCGGCGTTGGAAACTCGATCCGGAAATAACCGCCGACCTGGAGTCCTGGGATTACACGACGGTTCTTCACCGCTCACTCGTAGACTTAACACACATGCAGGGCTTTTTTATAAAGTTTGTCCGGAACCGTGCGCCGCGTGTGGGCAATCCCGGGCGTTTGGTACGGCTGGAACACATTCCCTACCAGAAAGCCCGCCTGGTATATCCGCCCGACGGTGAGGATGAACCGCAGGAAGTACTTGTGGGCGACTTTCCTTATCCTGATCCGGCTTATACTTACCGTTACCCGGTCTTTGATCCGGCCCACCCGTTCAAATATCCGGTTTCCGTGAAGTACTATAATATCTATTCCTTTTGCAAGGATTTCATGAGTACACCGCGTTTTCTGGGTGCGCTTGACTGGCTGGAACTTGCCGGCGGTCTGGCCGCTATCCTTATCGCCTATAACGAGAATGCCTCGGCTATTTCCCTACACATCGAATCGCCGCAGTCTTACTGGGACCGTGCGGAAGCGCGTATTAAACAGGTTTGCGACCGTACGGGTGAGAAATACACGGCCCAAATGCTGGAAGATTTTAAAGACGAAGCTATGGAGAAATTCGCCTCCAACATTACAGGAAGGCAGAACGCCGGGAAATACATGCACACGACCAAATTCTGGAATCCGGAAGCGAATAATTTTGAGGGCTGGACGGTTGAGCCGCTGGATAAGAAGATCAAGGATTATGTGGACGCCCAAATTAAGATATCCAACAAGGCGGACGCAGCCGCCACTTCCGGCTTCGGTCTTGATCCGGTACTTTCAAATCTGATTATAGAAAACAAACTTTCTTCCGGATCGGAGAAATTATACAGCCTGAAAGTGTACAACGCTTCCGAAACGGCGATTCCGGACATGATTCTTTGTAAGCCGTTACAGCAGTATATTAATGCCAATTTTCCGGGTACTACTACGAAAGTGGGGCTTTATCGTACCATAGTGGAAGCGGAACAGAACGTTTCACCCTCTAACCGTATGAAAGAAAATGCGTAGTCTGTTTTTTACACCGAAAACGGAAGATGTGCCGGAAGAACCGGTAAGCGACCGGCAACCGGAAGAGGACCAGGCCGATAACATCCCGGACAAGCATATAAAGGCCCGCCGGACGAAAAACGTTCATTTTGACCGGCGGATAAAATCGGAGCTGCACCTGGAAGAGTGCTTGCCCTGGCATTTTGAGAAAGGGGCGGCTTATCACTGTATCAGTCATGGGGACGTTGACAGTCTTACTTATCTTCGTGTGATCGTGAAGCAACAACCGGTGGAATATGTTCTAATTTCTACCTGGTGTATGGCAATTACCGATGTTAAGGAGGTGGAGAAATGGCTGGAGAGAAAAGATATAGGGCACGCGGATTTTTATGTAGGTGAAATCTTTCAAGGTTCCTACGCGGATGTTTATTTATACCTAAAGAATGTAGCGGAACGTTTCGGATCACGTGTCTGTATCTTCCGTAATCATTCTAAAGTAATGGCCGGTTTTGGTAACGCTTTTGATTTTGTAATAGAAAGCTCGGCCAATATAAACACCAATCCGCGAACGGAGCAGACCTGTATAACGATAGATACCGGGCTGGCCCGCTTTTATAAAGAGTTCTACGATGAAATAAACAATTTCACGAAAGATTTTGATAATTGGAAACCATATACTCTAAAAAGAGATCAAGCAAATGACGAAGTTATTTAATAAAAGCGGTGACGGGGCCGGTGAAATAGTCCGTGTCCTGGGCCTGATCGATGATGATCTTGATTTTACCAAGTGGGAACCTATCTTACCGCTGGGGATTCGGGATTTACAGGCTATCATCGGGGCGGAACCTATAGACGCGGTAGATAAGTATTACCGTGAAGATCATGCGGACGGCACGGAATCGGACGGCATGGCGGAAACTTTGCGGCTGATGCAGCAGGCGGTGGCGATGTTTACCTGGTTAAAGGTCATTCCCACTTTGGACGCACAACACGGAACGGCCGGACGCGGCAAACATCTTGGAGAGAATGAAACGGGCATGACCGCCTTACAGGAGTTCAAGGATGAAGAGAATATCCGGAACCTGGCTTATGAAGCCGTAGACGCGTTGGTGGAGCTACTGGATCGCGAAAAGTTTGATTTCTGGATGAACGGCATTAAGAAAAAGGCTATAAACCGGCTTCTTATTCAGAATAAGGAAACGTTCGATGAATATTATAATATCGGAAGTCACCGGCTTTTCCTGGTGCTTATTCCTATGATCCGGGAAGTCCAGGACGGGCAGATAATACCTGTTATCACCCGGAACCGTTATAATAAACTGATTGAAGGCGATACCGTTTTAACGGAGAAATTGCTGGAATATGTACGCCGCCCGCTTGCACTTCTTACCATAAAAAAGGCCGTTGAACGTTTACCGGTGGAAGTTCTGCCCAGTGGAATCGTACAGGTACAACAGAGCACAACCGTACGGGATAAATTGCGGGCGGAAAAAGAGGCCCGGCAATCGGTTGCTAACAGTCTGGAGCAGGACGCGGCGGCTTACCTGAATGTATTGCAGGATATCATCCGTGAACTGGATGCAGAATCGGAAACGGTGGATTATTATGTACCGGGTGTTACCGTACAATCTAAGGGAATAACTTTTTAATGTCCGGACATGGAGAAGTTTACATATAATAGTAAGACGGTGGAGGTTCCTTCCTGCCTGGATGAAGTCAGCAGTGAGCAGTACCGGCAGTTTCTTATATTGGCGGTACTAATGAACCGCGGTACGATCAGCCCCGGACAGTTCCGCGTAAAATGGCTTTCTTTTCTTCTGGGCATGAAAACGGATTACACCATGTACCGGCGTGAGATCATCCGGGAGCTGGACGGCCAACTGGAAAAGTTGGACGGCTTTTTCTCTTATACGACCGGTAAGGAGGGCGAGCGTATCGTTACGCCCATTCTGAAAACCGGGCGTAACCTGATGCAGGATTTCGGGGGCTGGCATGGTGTCGGTGACATGCTGAACGGTCTTACTTTCGGTAACTTTTGTGATTGCCTGGATTTGTTGCAGCAAAGCAAACAGGCGGTGGCGGAAAAGGACGATCCGGCTATAAATGAAATCTTCCAGGATATCACGTTAAAGCTTTACCGGTACAAGGACCCGGAGAAGACGCCGGCCGTTCCTTCCTTGCTTGCCATTCATGCGGTAAATCTCTTTTCTGCCGTTTGGGAAATGGTTCTTTCCGGACCGGTTTATATTGGTGGTGAAGCTATCGACTTTCGGATATTGTTTCAGAAGCTGGCATCCGAGGACCGGAAGGCGGACGATAAAACCGGCTGGACCGGAATAGTCTTTGAAGTGGCGGCTTCCGGTGTGTTCGGTAATAAGAAGGAGGTGGACGATACGCCCTTTTGGGATGTATTGCTTTATCTGTATAAATGTAAGTTTGAGTATTTACACCAAAAACGTAACAAGAAATGAGAACGACAACAAGAACAAAAAACAAGATTAAGAAATTTGAGGGGTTACGCCTGAAAGCGTATGTATGTGCCGCGGGAGTATGTACGATCGGTTACGGTCACACGACCGGCGTAAAACCGGGTGATGTTATAACCGAGGCCCAGGCCGACGCCTTCTTTGAATCGGATATCAGGGCAGTAGAAAACCAGGTGAACGCGCTTCCCCTTAATCTGGGGCAGTACCAGTTTGACGCAGTAGTAAGCTTTTGCTTTAATGTAGGTATCGGAAAATTCAAGAAATCAACGCTTTATAAGAAGATCAGAGCGGATGCGTACGATTCATCCATACCGACGGAGTTTAAAAAATGGATATACGGGGGTGGTAAGATTCTTCCGGGGCTTGTCACCCGCCGTGAATGGGAGGCGAAACGTTATCAGGGATTGACGATATGATAGATATAAAGGTTTACCGCGAATACTGGGAAGGCGTGCAAAAACGTATTCCTGAAATAAAGAAGGTGCTGCCCGTTACCATTGACGAGGAAATGAGTAAGACGATACAAGGACTATCAAAAGAAGAATGTCCGGTGCTCTTTATTCTGATCCCGTCGGGAACGGGTGCCAGCCTTTCGGCTGACAATGTGAGGGAAAATAATTTATGCGTTATTTTCCTTATGAGCAAATACGATCCCCAACGTAAAGGAGCTTATGAGACTATCGAAGAGGTGCAGCCGGTTATGGAGCGTATCAAACAAATGCTGATAGAGGATTCCGCCACCGGTTGCCCTGTCACTAAGGAACTGGATTTAACCAGCCTTTCCACTCTTCCGGAATCCGGCTTTTACCGGACGTTTGCAGGGTGGAGCCTGGCTTTCTCATTTAAAACAAGATTCTAATGGATGCTTTTGCGTGGTTCTGGTTAACTGTCATAGTAGGTATTATTACAATAGGTGTAAATGATGCGTTGTGTACCTATTGGAAATATAAATATGACTCAAACAAGAAAAATGAAACTGTTAAGGATGAATCCGGGAAAAGGCACATTATTTCCGGATTTTCAAAAAATGAATAACTGAATGGCCGAGAATTTTAAAACGGATTTCTTTACCGATCGGATCGGGCGTGGAATACAGGACATATTTCAGGCCCAACTGGATATCGCTACCAAACGGATTTACCAGAAAGGCCGTGAACGTAAGAAAGTACAGGGAACCGGGGAGATCATACAAGGGCGGTCCGGCGCATTAATGGCTGCACTACAGAATCCGAGTTATTCGGTTATTCCGGACGGCGAAGGGATAATCGCCCGTTCTAACCTTCCATTATATACCCGCTTCCTGGATATGAAGAAACACGGTAATTATCAGATTTATAACCGGCAGATATACGGGATTCTATATCATGACACACTCGGGAAGGTTAAATATGAATATCAGGATTATATAAGGGAAAGGGTAAAAGAAATGTTTGCCAGTTCGCTAAAATAGGTAATAAAATTAATACCTAAATATTTGCAGGTAATGATTTTATTACCTATCTTTGTATCAGTAACCAATAAAACAAAGTTTATGCCTGAAATTTGTAGATTCTTCGGTATTATTATATTCCTCTATTGGAAAGATCATAATCCGCCGCATATTCATTTTACTTATGCTGATTATGAATGTTCTATTAGCGTATTGGACCGGATTGTGGACGGTCAGGCTCCAGCTAAAGTTATCGCAAAGGTTAATGAATGGATTAATTTGCATGAAGCAGAAATACTTTCTCTCTGGGAGAAGGCCCAAAAAGGGGAAAAAATAGATAAAATAGAACCTTTAAAATAAACAGCTTATGTTACGAGTTATAGATGTGGATTATATTAGGAATTACGAGCTTCTTGTTACTTTCAGCGACGGGAATAAAAAGATCGTGAATTTGGAACCTTATCTTACAGGTGAGGTTTTCGGGGAATTATTGGATAAGGAAAAATTTGTTCAATATGGTTTAACCCGTGCCACTATTGAATGGGCCAACGGTGCAGACCTTGCACCGGAGTTTTTATACGAAATTGGTATAGCTGCATAATTTTGGACCTTATGGATGATTGTTTGGCTATTCAAGATAAGAAGGAAGAAACTTTCTTATATCGGATTTTTATTTCTCACCCGGAATTAAATGCTTCTGCGGTGGCTCGACGTATGGGAATAAGTCAAAGCCTTATGTCTCAATACATAAGTGGAATAAAAAAGCCCTCACAAGAAAGGGAGGCCCTAATAGTAAATACTATTAAAGATATCGGTAAGGAACTAATGATGATTGTATGACATACGAAGATATTTTATTTCTGATCGGCTTTTTCCTGGTAATAGCTTTTTTCGTTGGATGTAAGCATAAACCGACTACTTTATTCGGGTGGCTTGCTTTTGCCTTTCTTTCCTTTATCGTGACGCCTCTTATATCAGTACCTTTAACCTGGTACGTTTGCCGGATGCTCGATCGGGTAACAATTAAGGATAAAGGATATTTTGATCCTTCGGATTTTACATTTAAGAGATAAAGTACTTTCTTCTTAGTATAATAAGCCTGTAGAATGGTTCTACGGGCTTTTTTTATGTCCTTTTCCGCCACTTTATACCAGGATAATTTTGCCTTATAAAATTTACTCTTATGGCAAAATTAAAACCTGACTATATCGAATGGGTGTTAACCCTGAACGCCTCCGATGCGCAAAAGGAAATACATAATCTTTCAGAAAAGAACAAGGAGCTCCGGGATAGCAATAAGGAGATAAAAAAATCTATGACCGAACTTATCGCCACCGGAAAAGCTGGCGGTAAACAATGGAAAAGGCTTGATAATCAACTGAAAGAAAATAATAAGACGATCGGCGAGAATAACAAGAAGATTGCCGAATGTGAGAAACGGCTGGATAAAACCACCATGAGTGCCAACCAGCTGGCAAGGAAGGCAAACGCCTTGCGGAAAGAGCTTCGCGATACGGTGAAATCCTTGCAACCGGAAAAGTATGCCGCCCTGGAGAAGGAACTGAAAGAAGTTGAAAAAGCGTACGGGCAGGCCACGAAAAAGGCGGAAGGTTTCGGCGGTTCCCTTCTTTCCCTGAATAAGATAAAAACGGTTCTGGCCGGTGTGTTTGTCACTATCGGCGCAATGATAACCGGGCAGATTGTCGGGGGGCTAAGGGATGCGATCAGTACTATTATAGAGTTTGAGAAGAAAAATAGTACTTTGGCGGCTATCCTGGGAGCCACGAAAAAGAATATCAAAGATTTAACGGATGAAGCGCGCCGGCTGGGTGCCACTACTTCTTATACGGCTGCACAGGTAACGGAACTTCAGATAGAGCTTGCCAAGCTGGGATTTTTCAAAGAGGATATTAAAGCGATGACGCCTTCCGTGCTGAAATTCGCTAAGGCAGTGGACACGGATCTTGCCTCGGCTGCTACGCTTGCCGGTGCAACATTGCGTATTTTCAATCTTGATGCGGAAGATACGGAACGGGCACTTTCTACTATGGCAATAGGTACAACGTCTTCGGCCCTGAATTTTGAATATCTGAATAGTGCAATGTCTACCGTCGGCCCGGTTGCTAACTCTTTCGGATTCACGATCGAGGAAACGACCGCCCTTTTGGGAGCTTTGGCAAACAGCGGTTTCGATGCTTCATCAGCAGCAACGGCAACACGTAATATTTTGCTTAATCTGGCTGACAGTAGCGGCAAACTCGCGCTTGCTCTCGGTGGTCCGGTTAATAACCTGGATGATCTGGTAAAGGGGCTTAAAAAATTAAACAGCGAAGGAATAGACTTGAACAAGGCCCTTGAACTGACCGATAAACGTTCCGTTGCAGCGTTTAATACTTTCCTTAACGGTACCGATACCGTGCTGGCACTTTGCGACGCGGTAACAGGTGCGGAAGACGATTTTAACGCCATGTCCGAAGAAATGGGTGATAACGTCCAGGGTGCATTAAACCGGCTAAGTTCAACTATCGAAGGGGTAGTTTTACGTTTCTATGAATCAAAGGGTATTCTCCGGGATTTAATAGACCTTGCTACGCTTATGGTGGAAGGCGTGGGAGGTATGATCGACATGTTTAATAAATGGGGTGTTGTCACTTATACCGTCACGGCTTATTTGGTTTCTTACTATGGTGGACTGAAAATCGCTACCATGTGGCACGCCCGTTTTAAAGCGGCGACCCTTGCTTCGGTCGCTACAGAGAAAGCGCACGCCGTACAGCTTTATATCAGCCGGGCGGCTACTCTGACTTATGCGGCAGCCCAGGCACTATTACACAAGAATACTACCAGATGTACCGCCGCCCTTCGGTTAATGAGGATCGAACTTTTGAAGAATCCATATACGGCCCTACTGGCGTTACTCGTGGCAGCCGGGGTGGCTATTTACCAGCTTGCAAAGAAGACGGAACAGGCTTCGGCAGCAATGAAGGCCCACCAGGAAGTCGTAAAGAAAGTGAATGAAGAGTATTCCAGCCAGGAGGCAAAAATAAAAACTCTTGTAGCTGCTATCAATGACGAAAATCTTTCCAACTACACCCGTAAACAAAGGCTTGCGGAATTAAAAGAACTGATACCGGATTATAATGCGGAATTGAATGAAGAAGGCAGGCTCATTAACAATAACAAAGAGGCTATAGATCAATATTTGGTTTCCTTGGAAAAACAAATCAAGTTGAAGGCTTACCAGGAGGAACTGGAAGAATTGTACAAGAAAAAAAGGAACCTTGAAAGCCAGGAATCAGAGCAAAGCGATGCTTACTGGGACACTCGCCAGCAAAATACACTGTCAGGATATAACCGGAACAGCCTTACCGCTAAAATAAGCCGTTTATTTGGTACGGAAAAAGAGGCTAACCAGTTAAAAGCCCTACAGACAACACAGAAGGATTTGGCCGGTATAGAATCAGCTATCGCCCAGATCAATAATGATATATTAAAAACAGAGGCGACGGCCACTTCATTAACCGGGACCAATAAAGAAAATATAAATACTGAAACATCCCTCATAAAGAAACTGGAGGCGGAAAAGAAAAAGGTTCAGGAACAATGGACAGAAGACAGCGAAGCGAATATCGCCAAGAAGAACAAGGAAATAGAACGTATCGACACCGAAATAAAACGTTTGAATGAATTAGGTAAAGTCAAAAAGAAAGCGGAAGCCGGGGAGTATAAAAATACGGAAACGGACGCTACATTAAAACCTCTGGAGATCAAGCACGAAAAACGTATGCTTCTTATCAAACAGAACCGGGAGAAAGAAAATAAGACGGAAGCCCAGTACATTCTCGAAGGGACGGCGGAAAATCTTCGCTATTACCGGGAACGTATCGACGCACTCCAGAAGCTGGAAGCAAAGACCCCGGCCAAAAAGAAGAAGTTACTCGATGAAATCCATAAGCTCGAAACGGAAGCCCAGGCTGCTATTTTTACGGAAACTGGTAAGCAGGAAGACGCCCGTATAAAACAGGTACAGGAGAAACGGGACGAACGGATAAAGATTGAAACCGCCTATTACAATGTCCAAAAGGACACCATGGAAAAAGCGGTATTAAACCAGAGTATAACGCAGGAAGCAGCCGACGCCTATATGCTGGAAGTTGAACAGGCACATACGGCGGAACTTCTGGAGATAAACCGTACCTATCTGGATGATGTAAACGCCCTGGAGATCACTAGCAGACAGAAGCGTATAGATACCGTTACGGAAGCGGCCGACGCCGTACGTGAAACCGAGATGCAACTATTACGTGACCGGGCGGCCATTGCTCAAAAAGTACGTGAAATAACTTCCGTTCCGGTAGGAATAATCGGTATGCAGGAAGCACACCGAAAGCAGGTTCAGGATGTAGAAACGACTTATAATGCTATAATTGAGGTGGCGAGACAGGCGGGAATTTCTATTGTAGAACTGGAACGTCAGAAAAATAGAGAAATAAATCAACTGAACTATGAATACGAGAATAATATATATCAAATTCAATCCCAGATCGGCGTATCATGGGCACAGGAGTACCAGAATGAATTGGCACAGTTGGAGAACTTGCACGATCAGGGAATGATTAGCGAGAAACAGTATCAAGAAGGTCGATTAGGTATGGGGATGCGATATGCTAAAAAATACTTTGACTATTATTCCGGCCTTTCCTCTTCCATGGTGGAAGCTATTCAGCAGGCCGAAATCGACCAGGTGGAAGCAAAATACGATGTTCTCATACAAGAAGCCGAGAACAACGGGGAAGATACTGCCGCCCTGGAAGAAGAGAAGGAAAATAAGAAACTGGAAATTCAAAAGAAGTATGCGGATGTAAACTTTGCTATCAAGTGTTCCCAGATCATAGCAGATACAGCCGTTTCGATTATGAAGGCGTACGCGGACTTAGGACCGATCGCCGGAACCGTTGCTGCAGCAATGCTTGCGGCTACTGGTGTGGCCCAGCTTACATCGGCCAAAGCAGAACGGGACAGAATTAAAAACATGTCCCTGAAAAACACTACCGGCAGCAAGACCGCCACGGCCGAACGTGTTGTTTCCGGTTCTTCCGGTGGTGGATATTCGGAAGGTGGTTACACCGGTCCCGGTGGGCGTTATGAAGTGGCCGGCGTTGTTCATAAGGGAGAATATGTGGTACCACAGCCGGAAATGAATAATCCTAAAGTAATCGACGCTGTTAGCACTATCGAAGCGATCAGGCGGCAGCGTACCAATGCGAACCCGTTGCCACAGAATCCGGGTGAATATGCGGAAGGCGGTTACGTTACCTCTTCTGCAGGGGATTCTTCTTACCGGGAGTTCCTGGAAGCGGCAAAGGAACTTCGCGCCTCCTGTGAGGCTATCAAATTGATAAAGGCCTATATCGTTTATCAGGATTTGGAGAAGGCCAAAGAAACTATAGATAACGCCCGCGACACCTTTACACGCGGAAAATAAGTAATCATTATGCTAAAGATTAAGACGAACAAAGGTTATCTGGATTTAGGGGGTGACTTTACCGTACAGATTGATGAAAAATCCCCTGTCATGAACGACCGGGGATCGCAAACCGTACCGGTTACGGTTCCATGTACCGGCAATAATGCTAAAATAACCGGTTTTGCTCACCGTCTGGACATGGGTATAAAGCCGATGAATGAAGATCAGGCATGTACGGTATTGGACGGAGCATATAAACGTACCGGGAAGATAAATATTGTTTCCGCCGGTAAAAAAGAAGGTATTACCCTTAACATCGGCTTTGACAATTCGGAAGCCTACAGCGCATGGAAAGCAAAAAAATTAAATGCTATTACGTTACCTGTGAAGGAGTATAGCAGCGTTAATTCTCTTTGCGCACATTTGCAGCAAGTTTTAGGAGGTTATCAGACTGATTATGCCGTATTTCAGATTATGACCGGTAACGATTCGAAAGATAATCAGTTTTACCCTAAATACTTGAACTATATCACACCTGTATCAGAAGGAAGTAAAGTATATCGTTTACGTTATCAAGCAAGAACAGAAACTTTTTTAGTAAATGGTACTCCGACTGCAGTAACACTTCCGGAAGGTTACGGCGTAACGGCTTTTTTATATGTATGGCGTGTGCTGGAACTTGTTTTTTCCGAATTTGGATATACCATAACCGAAAATCCTTTTAAGACGAACAAGGAACTTTCTAACCTGGTAATATTGAATAATGCTGCCGACTGTTGTGTTAAAGGGAAACTTTCTTATGCCGATTTGATGCCGGATTGCACAGTAGAGGACTTTTTAAACGCCTTGCATGTGCGTTTCGGACTGGTTTATAATGTTTCTTCCGATACGAAAACAGCCACGTTAAGACTGATCCGGGATATTGTGGATGATGTTCCGGACATTGATTTGTCCCGTAGCCTGACGGACGAACCTTTAATAACTTACGAAACGGCCCGACAAATGAAGTTATCGGCTAAAACTTCCTTTACCGGAGCCGCTCCTTCCGTTGAACGGTTTGAAGACTATTTAAAGGATCAGGAAGTGGCCAGACTGGCGAAAGTTGACATTACCAAAAGGGTGATACATCTAAATTATGAGGAAACGACGGGGCGGTGGTTCAAATGGGATGAAGACAACAAACGCCTTACTTATTCTTCATCGAGTTTCTTTTCCTGGGATCGGAAAACCGACAATATCGAAGATAACGAATTATCCAGCGACGACGAATGCGTTCCAATGGATTTTGCCCCGAATGATATTCTTTCCCCTCAATATCTGGCCGATTACGTTCACCGTTATACATATCTTAAAACATCCTCTAATAATGATGATGAAGATTCGGAAAAAGTAGAAACGCCTTTATCGTTTGTGTTTGCTTTTACATCCTCACAGAATAGTAAATATCCTTTCGGTTCCGTACTGCCCTATACTTCCGAGGGTGAGGAAGTCGTATTAAAAGACGGAAGTAAACATACGATATCACTTTTGTTTCAATATAAAAACGGTCTGTTTATAAACTTCTGGAAAAAATATGATGCTATAATAAGACACTCTTTCAACCAGGTAGAAACGAATGTCCTGTTACCAGTCCACCAGCTTATGAGTATGGATATATTGACACCTGTAGCACTTCGGGGGCAGTACTTGCTTTTTGACGGGCTTTCTTATTCACTTCCGGCAAATAAGATTGTACCTGTCGAGCTGACATTAAGAACGCTTCGGTTAATAGCCCCCTATAATCTTGATGAAGAACATTATATTAAAGATTTTGGAAGTATTTTATATGTCTGGAAATTGGTTCGTAATACCCAGGCGGAAGTACAAGAAAATAAAAAGCAAGAGGTATTAAACTACTTGACAGGTTTAGGCTTTACCATTGTTAATGATCGTTTCTGGACCATAACAGACGGTTTTATTAATCCCGATACAGATGATTATATAATAGATAATCCACCAACTTCTGAAAATGACACCCTAACAAGATACTATCAGTTTCAGTTAAGAGTGAATATAAATTATATACAAAATGATCCGGAAGCTACTACTGGAACTTACAATGATACATTTACCCTTACTTATATAGGGGAATTTATATCGATAGTGTATTCCGGTTAATCCCGTCCTTTATTCTTCCTTTCATAACCCCAACTTTTGCACCATGGAAAAGCAGAATAATATCATACTTGCTCCGTCCACGTCACAAGTAACGGAGCTTTATAATCTCTGGAGGGAAAACCATTCGGGCCGACTTACGGACTTTTATAAGTTTATGGTAAATCCTTCGGCTGCCAGGGATCGCTTTATATCCTCTCTGGAGATGCAGCATGAGTTAACAGGCAGTTTTATCGTAACTAAAATAGCAATACAATGAGCGCCAGCGACGAAGCTTTAAAGGTGAATATATATCCGACGGGAAACGCTTTTACACGTAATCCTATTTTTTTGTCTGTATCATCCTGTTCTATGGCTACATACAGTATCAGGATGAATAATGAAGAAATCTTCAAAGGAAACGGAATCGGGGAATTTCGTGTTAATATAGCCGAGATTGTCGAAACCGGAATAACAGGCGCACGGATTTTACCGGATAACACGGATCATATACTTGCCGTTTCCGGTTTGTCGGCAGAAGTAACTATACATGTGGTAAATGAGGGTGAGGAAGAGGATAACCTGTCTTTTACCGCCTGGAAAGGGGGAATTTCCAAGAAGGAGTTTAAACGTCTTCGAAATATGGGGACTGATATATTTTCTTTGAAGTTCTTGAATGAATCCTGCAATTTCTTTTTTACTACGCGGAGCAATGACTGGCGTATAATGATGCGCGAGACGGAACTTTACCCGCTTTGTTTCATCTATCCGGGACACGAACTGAAAATAACGGAACTTCTTACCGGTCAAAGCCTTACAGTACCAGGCACGGCAGGGAATTTCTACGCCTTGAACCTGGAGACTGTAAGACTTAAATTCTTTACCGATTACGGGGTACTGGCCAACCTTTTTGACGTGTATAGCGGTGATACGTTTGCTCTCCGAATCGGGATCGAGCAAAGCCCGACGGTCCGCGAGCGTTACCGGCTCCGGTTTCTGAACAGTTACGGGGTTTACGAACAGTTTTCCCTGGAAGGCGAAGCGAGCGTAACTCCCGGCATGGATGAAGACGAAGACACAGTTTTCCGGCGTTACGATGAAATTACCGATGATTATTATTCGGATCGCATACGGACGGAGATACAGGAGGCCGTAACGATTAAGACGGGATTCAAACGCCCGCAGGAAATACGTTTTCTTCTTGATCTGCTTTCCTCTGATGATGTCTACCTGTCCGGTTACGGTCGAGAAGAGATAAAAGTAATTCCTTCGGCGGAAGAGTTTTCTTACCGTGTCCGCCCGGACGCGCCGCAGAACGTGACGTTAAAGCTCACGTTTGCCGAGAAGGAGTCCAGCTGGACCGGAGAGATCACGGAAAGCGGCTACCGGAAACCGAGGGTTCATTCCAAAGAGTTTAGTAAACAATTTAATTAATGTATCTATATGGCAACACAGGAGTATATCGATGATCTTATTATAGTCATTGAAACCGCAGAGGACGCAGAAAGCGTTACTAACCAAATGGTGGCGGCGGTTCTTGGCTTCTTGAACGAACACCTGAAACTGGTTTCCCAGGGTAAGGAAGTCGAGGCGGAGGAAGCCGCCCGCATTGCCGCCGATGCAGCATTACAGAAGGCTATAGACGCCGTTTCTTTACGTATCGACCGACTTGTCGGTAACAACGCTTCGCAGGCAATCGACAACTTTAACGAGATTCTTAATTTTCTGAACGGGCTTAAAGACAGTGATTCGCTTGCCGCATTGCTGGCTGATATTAACGCCCGTATCGGCAGTGAAGACGGTTCGGAGAGTGAAGACGGTTCCCTTTGGGGAAAACTGAAAAGTTTGTCCCAGGATATAACCAGTTGTTCCGATGACATAAGCACATTGCAGATAGACCGTGACAAAATGAAACAGGGGTTACAGGAAACGGACGGGCGTCTGTCTTCCACCTTTACCAATGTAAACAACCTTTTGAACGCCGGTACCGTTTATAGTGATCTGTCGGGGGTATTTGCAACATTGAAAACGGCGGGAAAGATTAACAATGTACGGAAAAACGGTGTAATCCTTTCTTTTCTTACTGCCGACGGCTGGGTGACGAAACAATTTAGAGGTAATCCGGACACGGATTTTGAAAATGTCGAAAAGTGGGAGGATTTCGGCAGCGGCGGTTCGGCCGGCGGGAATACTTATAACGTAACCGGTAACATACCACTTGCAGAAGGTTTCTATACTCTTGCTTCCGCCATTGCCGCGGTACCGGAAAAACAACGCGGCCGGGGGCGTGTTATCACCTTTGAAACATCGCTCGGTAAATGGGAGACGTGGCAATTTACCGGAACCGACCCGGCTGTCTGGGATCAGGAGGCGAGCTGGGAAGAGTTCGGCGGCAAAGGAACGGTAAAGAGTGTAACGGTAAACGGAGAGAAACAGACGCCGGACGCGACCGGTAATGTGAATGTAAACGTGGATATCCTGGAAGTGGATGAAACTTTGTCTTTAGATTCCACCAATCCGGTAGAAAACAAGGTTGTAACCGCCCGTTTTAACGAGGTGGACGCTTCCACGTTGTTTAATGTAAATGCGGAGGTAAGCGAGGATGAAACATCCGTCCATCTGTCTTTCCAGAATAAAAGCGGTGCGGAAATTACCGCTGTGGATATCCCGGCCGGTTCTGGTGGAGGTTCCGGCGAAACGGTGGCTACTAAAATTGTATTAAATGCGGCTGTAGATAATGCGATCATCAAGGAAGGCGGAAACGCCCGTCTTACTTATACGTACGATCACCAGTACACCACGGGGGACGAAAAAGGGGAATCCACCGGGCAAAAGGCAGATATAACCGTTACGATCAGGCGCGGAACGACTACCATGTATTCCCAAACAGTCAGCGATGTTTCTAAAGGTAGTTACGAATTGGACCTTTCAAGTTACTTGCTTGTGGGAAACACGGATATTTACGTAGTGGCAACCACTACTGATCCGACTACCGGCAAGAAACAAACCCGGCAGGCGTTTACATCCGTGAAGGTTGTCAGCCTTTCCCTTACCAGCTCTTACAATCTGGCCGGGGCCATAGCCGCCGGCGGTTATACGCTGGCCGATACGATTAATATTCCTTATGCCGTGAGCGGTTCCGGAACAAAGGTCGTCACGCTGTATCTGAACGGCCAGCAACAGAACGCGCACACCATTACAAGATCGGGAACGACAAACGGCAGTTTCAGTTTGTCCCCTTCTTCGCTTGTAACCGGCCGGAATACCGTTCAAATGGTTGCCGAAATGGAGGCTTCCGCCGATCTCGTGTTAAAATCCGAAAGTATCTACATCGACATCCTGAAATCCGGAGGATCGGCACCGTTTATCGGCACGATGATGAGTTTTCCGGACGGCCGTATTTTTACGGAGGATCATCTTGTTCCGCGCCTGGAAGCGGGGCAGTACGAACAGGTGAAATTTGACTTTGTGGCTTATGATCCCGCCGCGACGCCGGCCAAAGTGGACGTTTACCGGGACGGGGTGCAAACGCAGTCTGTCAGTGTGGCCCGTACTACGCAGACATATACCAACCGTTTCACGCAGCAGGGCGAGATCAATATGAAATTTAAGACGGGAGTCACGGAATACCCGTTTTATATCGACGTGAGAGAAAGTGGCATCGATTTGCAGGAAACTACTGCCGGGCTTGTATTGAAACTTTCGGCAGCCGGTCGGAGTAACAGTGAATCCGATCCGGGAGCCTGGGATTATGGCGACATACACACAACGTTTGCAGGTTTTGACTGGAACAGCAACGGCTGGACGGGCGACGCCCTGAAACTTACAGGAGGCGCGAAGATTGAAATCGGGTACCGGCCTTTCTCCACGGATGCAACCACTACCGGGGCTACCTATGAAATGGAAATTCTTTGTTCGTCGGTAACGGATCGGCAGGGGGTGATACTGGACTGTATGGCCGGCGATATCGGTTTCCAAATGACAACGGAGCAGGCCCTTATGCGTGTTTCCGGCGGTACGGAAGTAAGTACGAAGTTTGCAAGTGATATGAACCTGAAAATAGCCTTTATTGTCGGGGCCAAGGCCGGCAAACGGTTGCTGGAACTTTATGTAAACGGAATCCGTTGCGGGGCGGTGCAGTATGGGGCTACCGAAGGACTGCTGCAGGCACAGCCGGTGAACATCCGTTTGTTCAGTGATACGGCGGATGTGGAAATCAGGAATTTCCGTATTTATAACCGTGCGCTTACGGATGATGAAGAATTAAACAATTATATGGTAGACCGGACTACATCGGATGAAATGGTCCTGTTATTTGAAAAGAACGATGTTACGGGGGACAACGGTACGGATATCGACATAGACAAGCTACGCGCCCAAGGAAAGGCGGTTATGCGAATTGTCGGCGATGTGAACCTTGTCAACGCCACCAATAACAAGAAATTCGAGGTCTCGGTCGATATCTATTTTTATAGTCCGTACGGTAAGGAGTATGATTTTGTAGCAAGGAATGTCGGTCTAAGAATACAGGGTACATCATCCACCACTTATCCGCGTAAGAATTACCGTCTTTATTTCTTGCGCCTGGAGAAATACGGTACCACGCTGGAAGTTAACGGCGTGGATGTGCCGTCTCTTGAATACAGTTTCAAACCGGGAGCACGACCGATCAGTATATTCTGTCTGAAAGCGGACTTTTCCGATTCTTCCGGTACACATAATACCGGTGCGGTGCGTATTGTGAATGACATCTGGAAGAAGTGCGGGTGGCGGACACCGCCGCAGGCTGCATATAAGGGGGAATATGATGTACGTATAGGCGTAGACGGTTTCCCTATGGACCTGTTTTATGACAACGACGGCACCGGTGCGAATACTTATCTGGGAAAATACAATTTCAATAATGAGAAATCGGAAAGTGCGATTATTTACGGTTTTGAAGGAATTGAAGGATTCAACGACGAAGCCTCCCTGAACGGGCAGCGTAACAAATGTATCTGTCTGGAGTTCTTGAATAACTCCGAGGCCCTTTGCTTGTTCGGAACTACCGACATGTCTTCTTTTGATGATGCGCTGGAATTTCGTTTCAAGGCGGACACTACCTGGGCGGATGCACACGAGGACGATAAGGCGGCAGTTACAAGGCTTTGGAACTGGATAGATTCATGTAAAGGTAATTCTGCTAAGTTCCTGGCGGAATATAACCAGTATTTCGGTAATGACAGCCCGTTTGCATGGTATCTGATTACCGATTACTTTATGGCCGTGGATAACCGGGCAAAAAATATGATGCTGGCGACCTGGGACGGCCTGATCTGGTATTTCCTTCCTTACGATATGGACACGTTGTTCGGTGTGCGTAATGATTCGGTACTGAAATACGAATATACCATTACCCACGCAAGTTTTGACGATAGTATCGGTAGTTATGCTTTTGCCGGCCATGATTCCGTTTTATGGGAACTGGTACGATCTTGTCCGGACAAATTACGTGAAGTGGCGGAAACCTTGCGTAGTAATATGAGCCTTGAATATGTCCTGCAAGTATTTAACGAGGAGCAAATGGGTAACTGGTGCGAGCGGATTTATAACAAGGATTCGGAGTATAAATATATCCTTCCGCTTACCGAAGGTGTGACAACCAGCAGCGGAACCAGTTATTATAATTATCTGTATGCCTTGCAGGGCAGCCGTTACGCGCACCGTACTTATACCATTCAGAACCGTTTTGCCCTTCTGGATAGTCAGTACGTGGCCGGTACTTATCGTCGTGACAGCTTCGCGGCTTATTTCGGGTATAAGTTCGGAAACGATAACCGGAAAGTTCGGATTACAGCCTCCGAACGGTATTATTACGGGTACGGGTACACGTCCGGAACACCGCACCAAAGCGCGGTACTTGCAGAAACGGCCGGTAGTGTGGTGGAACTGACAATGGACACGGATTTGATTGTAAACGATCCGCAATATTTCTACGGTGCAAGCCGTATTCGCGGGCTTGATCTGACGGATGTAAGCCACGCCATTGTCGGCACATTGAACCTGAATAACTGTACGGCCTTGCGTGATCTGAATATTAGTTGTGAGGCCGGACAAACGACACTTAACGCCCTTCTGGTGGGTAATTGCCGTAATCTTCGAAAACTCGACATATCCGGGCTTAAATCCTCTTCCTTTACCGGTATGGACCTTTCAAGCAATGCTAAACTTGAGACCTTCCTGGCCGGTGATACATCCCTTACCGGTGTGACATTCGCCGGCGGTGCGCCTCTGGCCGTTTGCGTCCTTCCCGCAACTTTGCAGACGCTGGAACTCCGGTACCTGAACAAACTAACCAATGCTGGGCTGCAGCTGGAAGGCACGGCAAATATCACGCGCCTTGTGATTGATAACTGTAGCCTGATCGACTGGAACACGTTGTTACAGCAATGCAGCGCGACCAGCTATCTACGAATTACCGGTATAGATATAGACGGGAACGGTAATTTGCTTCGCAGGCTTATGACAATGGGCGGCGTTGATGAAGACGGGGGAAACGTGCAGACGTGCCGCCTGGTAGGTACGTACCGGCTCACCCAGTCCATGTCGGATGAAGAGTACGCCGCCACCTGTGCACATTTCCCGGAACTGAATATCATTCAGCCGCAGTTTGTCGGTATAAAAATAGATCAGACGGTAGGAGACGGGGAAAAGATTACGAATCTGGATAACTCTACCGGATATGACTATAATACTGAATTTACCCCGTCTTCCCATATATTGGAAGTGTTGTCGAAAAGACGTTGTATTCTGGCTAAAAAGACGGCGGAGGGTGAAATGACCTGTTATCCGCTTCATGATGAGAACCGGAATAAATACGCGGATAGTGACAGCGTGGAGAACGCCACGGATGCAGTATTAACCGGATCGGAAGGTGAAGTTTACATATATGAGCCTCATTACTGGTACAAGGGAGTAACGGACGTGCTGAATCAGTGTCTTTACGGTTTTATTTCAAGCAATGAGGATGCGCCGGCAGCGGCAGGGTACACCAGTGTAAAACTTACCCGCGAGGAACTGGACGTAACGGAAGGGATCGGGATTCGTAAGAATACGGATTACACGACCATTGAAGAGGCGAAGAATGAATACGAATCCGGATCGTTCGCCCTGGTGGACGTCCGGGATTACAAGCAGGTTCGTTTTCCCGGTTTTGCTTCTACTCTTTACGGGGCTGTATTTATAGATGATGCCGGGAAAATAGTAAGTCGGATCAGCGTTTCAAATGCAAACGGTTTTATCAATGGTATGTATCTGTTTTGTGCTGTTCCTGTAGGGGCTACGAAACTGGCCTTTACTTTCCTTAATTCGGCGGCCTTCGATTTCGTTTTACTCACGACATCGGAAAGTGTGGAAGCGATCGAGCCGGACTGGGTAGAGCATACGGAATGCCTGGGCGGTGTTTATGAAGCCTATCTGATTGATGATGTGCTGCGTTCTGTCAGTGGTGTTTCAAGTGTAGGAACTATTTCACAGAGCCAGGCAGTCAAATACGCCCAGAACCGGGGCAAAGGTTTCCAGCTGTTCGACTGGGAGATGCACAAGGATGTGGGTAATCTGCATTTCTTTAAATACGGTAATACCGATTCGCAGGGAGTTTGCGGATATGGAACAAACAATTACCAGAAAGTGACAGGCCTTACCAATGCGCTGGGGATGCGTGATACGGTTTCTTATTATAAGGAAAAGGGCGGTTCCAATCCACAGGCGGAAGGTGCTTACCGGGACGGTGTAAATTATCAGTCCGTCAATGTGCTGGGCTATGAGAATTTCCAGGGAAACAAGGCGGAATGGTTGCAGTATGTCACAGTAAACAAGACGGCGGCGGACGGAAGGTGGTTTATTACCATGCCGGACGGAACGGAACGCATTGTACAGGGAATTACTGTTTATAACGCGGATATTTATCCTACCCACATGGTTTGGGGCCGGTATATGGATTTGATTGCAGCTAAAGAAGGCGGTTCCACTTCCTCACATTGGTTCGATAGGTTCTATGTGGGTACCGGTCTTTCTCGTGTGGTGTATCGGTCGAGCTACAACGCGTTCGCGTTGGGCGGTGTTTCGTATGCGTTCGCGAATTACGATTCGTCGGTCACGTATGCGAACATCGGTGTTCGGCTTGCCTTCAGGGGCATAATACGCTGGGCGGGCAGCGTCGCGGCCTTTAAAGCCATAAATCAGGCAGATTAAGAGAAAAAACAGCAACGTAAAACGTTGTGCGGGTAGCGCGGGCGTCCGGAAAGTAAGACGGGCGCCGGTACTTCCGAAAAGTACAAAGGCGGATTTCCTCATATACACTCGTGTGGTGTATCGGTCGAACAACAACGCGAACGCGTTAGGCGGTGTTTCGTATGCGAACGCGAATAACGATTCATCGAACACGAATGCGAACATCGGTGTTCGGCTTGCAAACAATTAGAATAAAGAAAAAGCGCATAAGCCTTGAAAATTGGCGTACAACAGTGGGGACGTGTCCCCGGCGTGGAGCCAAGAGGAATGAGCCTCGCCAACAGCAGCCGTTTACGACTGGAAAGGGGAAAAATAAAGCGCAGGGCAATGGGGTTTGGTAGGAAGTTTTTTCGAAGAAGCCCGGCCCGGGGAATTGAAGGCTAATTTAATTATCATGTGGAGAGAAGATAATATTATAGAAGAGATTGTCGAGGACGCCAATATAGGGGACGCCATAAAAACGGTATTGCGCAAAAGAAGACGAAAGCGCAGCTTTGCCGGGCGTAGAATACTGGCGGATGTCCCGAAGGCGGTAGAGAGGATCAGGCAGCGGATCAGGAGTGGGCGGTTCAAGCTCGGAGGATATCGGGAAATGACCGTAGACGACGGGCCGAAAGTAAGGATCGTACAATCGGTTTCCCTGGAAGACAGGATCGTTCTTAACGCCGTTATGAATGTGGTGGACCGGCATTTGAAAGTACGTTTTATCCGGACTACTTCCGCATCCATTAAAAACAGGGGAACGCATGACCTTTTACAGTATATCGTTAAAGATATAAAGGATGATCCCGAAGGAACCCTGTTCGGGTACCAGTTCGATATAACGAAATTCTATGAAAGTGTAGACCAGGACGTTTTGCTGGATGCAGTGAAAAAGATGTTCAAGGATAAAATATTGATCGGAATCCTGGAAGAGTGCATCCGTATGATGCCTAAAGGCGTGAGTATCGGGCTAAGATCATCACAGGGGCTTTGTAATTTGCTTCTATCCATTTACCTGGATCACCGGTTAAAGGATCAGGAGGCGGTAGCACACTATTACCGGTATTGTGACGACGGTCTGGTGCTTTCCGGTAGTAAGAAATATCTTTGGAAGGTTAGGGATATCATTCATGAACAGGCCGGCAAGGCCCGCCTGGAGATTAAAAGTAATGATACCGTTTTCCCGATCACCGAAGGTATCGACTTTCTGGGATATGTAACCCGCCCGGATCATGTGCGGTTAAGGAAACGTAACAAACAAAAGTTCGCCCGCAAGATGCACAAGGTTAGAAGCAGAAAACGCAGGCAGGAGCTGACCGCCTCATTTTACGGGCTTACAAAACATGCTGATTGCAAGAACTTATTTTATAAACTAACAGGAAAGAAAATGAAAAAATTAAAGGATTTGGGCTACAAGTATAAGCCTAAAGACGGACGGAAAAGATTTACCGGAGCAAGGATTAAGTCGCCGGAGCTGATGAACAAGGATGTGATCGTACTTGATTATGAAAAGGACGTTCAGACGAAAAACGGACCCCGGACTGTTATAAAGCTGGAACTCGACGGCAAGGAGAGAAAGTATTTTACCAGTCTGGAGGAAACCCTTTTTATTTGTGAATCAGCGGAAAGGGACGGGGAACTGCCTTTTGAAGCGCATTGCGAAGGTGAAGTAAGCGAAAAAGGATTGATAATTATACACTTTACTTGAAATGATACGAATTTATGCAGACAGCAAGGCGGAACCGGTAAGATGTACCAACCGCCGCCGGGGAATCTGGCGTATTACGTGGGATTACCGGGAAACAGAGACACCCGAAGGAGTGCAACGTAGTTACATGGAAGAAACGTTCGATCATCTACCCGCACTGGCAGAAATCAAGGCGGTTATTAATGAATGGTATAACCGGCAGATAACCGACACGATCGAGAGCGGGTACGTATGGAACGGCCTGAAAGTCTGGCTTTCCATGGAGAACCAGATAAATTATAAGACGGCGTACGATCTTGCCTTGCAGACAGGCGGGGAAAACCTTCCTATTACTTTCAAGCTCGGGGAAGAAGACAATCCGACGTTTTACGAGTTTGCAAGCATGCAGCAACTACAGGAGTTTTACGCCGGTGCCGTGAAACATATACAGGAAACACAAAAGGAAGGTTGGGCACTTAAAAAGGCTATAGACTGGAATGTTTATACGTTGGAGTAGAAAAGCGAAAGGGGGAAGCGGGAAATACGTTTCCCCTCACTTTTTTAG